CCGTTTATTTAGACCCAAGCAAAGTAAAAGCTGGAACGTCTCAGGCAGGGGCAGGGGCGGTAGCGGGCGAATTATGGAGAAATACATCAACTGGGGCACTTCATTTAGGTGTATAGTCAGCAATTAATTTTACAAGGAGGCAGTCATGATCAAAATGAAAAAACGCGAGATAGTAAATTTTGTTAAAGCAGTAGAAAATGTTCCGGAGGGAGTACAATTTGATGCTGATGCAGCAATCTTGTTAATCAAAAACAAGAACGCGTTAAAAACAGAATATGAATCCCTTCAATTATTGAACAGACCTGTCCCAGGGTTTGTGGAATATCATAATAACGCTCAAAAAATACAGATGAAACATAACAATAACTCTGAAGAATTATCAAAAGCGCTTAACGAACTGGCTGTTAAATATGAGTCTCAAATTGATTTAGAGATCAAACGGCGAGAGGAGTTTGAAGCTCAATTAGACAAAGAGGTCGAAATTGATCTTCAACTTATAAATGCGAAAAAATTTTCTGGAGTTGGGAAAGATTTGCTGAATTTTCTGTCAGCAATTCAACCGGTTTTAACATTCTCTTCGGAAGAGGCAAAGTAATAAGGTATAACAACATATGAAAGATTTACTATTAGACCCAGTAACTCACGACTTAGTTATCAAAAACCGTGATTTAGTACACGTTTCAGGTATAGATAAGCTTCGTCAAAAATTAAAGATAAAGCTTTTACACGTTTTAGGTGAATGGTTTCTTAATATTGAGTCTGGTATTCCTTATCAAGAAGTTATTTGGGTTAAAAATCCTAACCAAGCAGTTATTGAAAGTGTTATTAAAAGTGCTATACTAAGTACTGAAGGTGTGTTAGATATTGCTGAGTTTTCTACAAGCATAGACATAGTTAATAGAAAGTTATCTGTGTCATTTAAAGTAATATCTGATTTTGGTGAATTGGAGGGTTCAATATGATATACGGTGTAACTGATCTAGGTTTTGTACTAAAACGACTTGTTGACTTCAAAACAGAGTTTGAAGAAACTTTCAAAAATGTTTTTGGAGAAGTAGATGTAGATGAAGACTCTATTTATGGTCAATTTATAGGTATAATGTCTAAATTCTTTGCTGAGAATTTTGAGCAAATAGAAAAAGTGTACAATTTATTCAATGTTCTAAGTTCATCAGGAGTTAACCTAGATAGATTATTAGCTCTTACATTACATAAAAGACTCCCTGCTACTTCAACAAAAGTGTACGTCCAATTTGAAGGAGAAGAGGGAACAGTTATACCAGCTAATTTTAAAGGAAGTGTTGTAGACACAGGAGAACTATTTGACTTACCAAATTCAATAACCATATCAAAAGAAAACGCTTGCAGAGTTGAATTAGATATTTTAACTGCTGCTAACAAAAATTATAGCATCACTATAAATAGTACAAGTATAACTGTTAATGGTTTAGGTTTAACAAGAGCTGAAATAGCCCTGGCATTAGTTAATCGAATCAACAACTACTATTCAACAATTGCAAAAGCGGCAGTTATCGAAGGTTCAAAAATAAAGATAGATAGTTTAACTCAAGAATCTGTGTTTTCTTTTGATATTAGTTCAGACAATTCTGGTGATATTTCGTTAGACAAAATCTGGTCGCCAGGTATTTGTTATTCAGTAAATAAAGGACGCATATTAGCTGTGGCTAATACTTTGACAAACATAGAAACTCCTTACACAGGGTTAAACGCTATTTCAAATTTCTATGACGGTCAATTAGGTAGAGAAATTGAAAAGGATGATGAAGTAAGAGTTAGGAGAAACAAAAGTCTTAAAATAAACGGCGGTGGTAATTTAGAAGCGATTGCTTCAAAAATAGCTCAATTAGTAGAAGGTGTAACTAAAGTACTACCTTATGAAAACGACTCTGATTTTGTTGACAGTTATGGAAGGCCTCCTCATTCAGGTGAATTTGTAGTTGATGGAGGAGAAACTTCTGAAATAGCAAATCTTCTCTGGCAAAACAAACCTGCTGGTATACAACTTGTTGGAAATACTACAGTAACCGTACAAGATAGCCAAGGGTATAATCAAACATTTGGGTTTTCAAGACCTGTTACAAAATATGCGCATTTGAGAATTACTATTAATTCTTATTATAACGAAGAAGAATTCCCAAGTAATGGAGCTTCAATAATAAAAAGTAAAGTTCTAGAATTTGCAGAGTCTTTAAGTATTGGAAAAGATATTATATTACAAAGGTTTGTTGGTCCTATATACACTAACGTTCCTGGGATTGCTCAGATAACCATTGAAGGAGCAATTACAGATTTGCCGGGAGATACTCCAATATACGGGGAAGACAATATTGCTCTAGGCCCTTCTGAAATTGCAAATTTTGATTCAACAAGAATACTTGTTATAGAGTAGGTGCTGTATGTCATATAAAGAACAAGTTAAATTTTTAGTCATGGAGCAATTTAAAAACTCTTCTAATTTACTGAGTTTAATAGAAATATTTGCTGAAAAAAATGACGAAATCGCAGAAGTATTAAACACTGTAGAAAATTGCTTCGATATTGACACTTCCACAAAAGCGCAGTTAGATATGCTTGGAAATCTTGTTGGTGAAACAAGAGATGAGAGAAACGATGATGATTACAGAGTAGCTATCAAATTCAGAATCTTTCTAAACTGCGCTCAAGGAGTTCCAGAAGATATAATTGAATGTGCAAAAATACTTACTTCTGCAAGTAAAATACAGTATATGGAAATACACCCAGCTAAGATTTATTTAGTAATATATAGTGGAAGTATCCCAGATAATTTGAAAAAACTTTTAAAAAGCATAGCTCCCATTGGAGTAGGTTTATCTGTTGCAAAAGGGAGTCTGAATCCTTTTTGCTTTTACGGAGATCCTCAAGGCAGTGGATTTGGAAGTTTAACTGATTTAACTAAAGGTGGAGAGTTTGTCTCTTTGGTATAGGATAGGAGGAGGAAAAAGTGGCTAAACCAAGTAAATTACCAGAATTCGCGTTACAATTATTACACAATCCGGGTCCAAGTAGAGTTGACCCTGTAGATCTTAAAAATTCAGGGTGGTTAGATGGGCAAAAACCTCCTCGTGAATACTTTAATTGGTTGCATTGGATGTACTATGAGTGGCTTAAGTATCTAGATGAAGAAAATGATTCCAATGTGTCAAATATTCAAGACGCACAAATCGATATTGCAAACCTGCTAACTGATGTTGGCGATCTTCAATCAGATAAATTAGAAGAAACTACGGGCGTGTTTACTAATGTTTATCTTAGAGCATCTGGTTCTTTAAGCAGTATAGGTATACTAATGCGATGGGTTCGTCATGGAAATCTTGTAACACTTTCTTGGCCAACTACTAAAATTACGCTTTCAGAACCAGGTAATCTATACATAGAACGAGAAATCACTTTTCATCCTTTGTGCGCAGCAAATACAGCTTTAAACACGAATCTTAGACAAACTATGCCAGTGTGCGTGTATAGTGATAATGAAATAAGTCAGCCAGGAAGACTTTCTCTTCCTTATCACGGTCAAGATGCTTTAGGTTTGTATCGCATGATTATTGTTGACGGTGTACCAACATTTAACCAGCAATTCCCTGCTGGAGAATGTGGGATACAGGCAGGTAATGTAACCTATGTAATAGAAAATATTTCATAAGGAGTTAGTATGCATTTATACGTTTTAAGAACAATTTACAATGAAGAATGCACTATCGGTCTTATGCTGATAAACGATACTGTTTTTGGGTATACTCTTGAAGATGTCGTAAGACCTAATAACTCTCCTAAAGTGTATGGAAAAACAGCTATACCAAGTGGAAGATATCAAGTTGTAGTAAACACTTCTCCTCGTTTTAATAGACCTATGCCACTACTTTTAAATGTACCTGGTTTTTCAGGAATACGTATTCATGGGGGTAACACAGATAAAGATACTGAAGGTTGTATACTGGTGGCAAAGAAAAAAGTATCAAATACACGCATAAGTCAATCCTTGGAAAAAGAATTAACTAATATTTTATTGAGTAAAAAAGAAAACCATTATATAGAAATTCTAAATTCTTATCCATACAAGGGGGTTATATGAATAAAATCGCTTTAACTTTAGCTATGAAGGTTGTAACTGGTTTCTTATCAAAATTTGTTAAAGAAATTGCTCAAGATATTTGGGATAGTTTGTGGCGTATCGTTAAAGAGTGTGTCATAGAAGCTGAGCGCAAATGGAAAGAATCTGGGACAGGGAAACAAAAAGCAGAGTTCATGGTAACAGAAGCTTTGAAGTTTCTAGAATCAAAGAAGAAACTCAACTTTATACAGCGAAGAGCTTTTAAACGAGTATTGACTTTTACTGTCGAAA